AGCGGCAGTAATGTAGAAGGCGATGCTGAGGACAGCAAACAGCTCGGTCGCGTGATCGCTGCCGCCATCCAGCAAGAGCTGGTCAAACAGAAGCGCCCTGGAGGCTTGCTCGCGTAATGGCTACCTTTCCCGCCTACGACCCGACGTACTCGGCTACCAAAACCAGCCAACCCAAGATCCGCACCACGCAATTTGGTGACGGCTACCAGCAGCGGGTCACGTTTGGTTTGAATCAGAACGCGAAAGAATGGCGCCTTACCTTTAGCGTCAGCGATGCTGATGCTGACATCATCGAGGCATTCCTTGATGCCCGTGCTGCCGATGGTGCCAGCTTCGACTGGACGCCACCAGATGGCAATACCAGCTACAAGTGGACCTGCTTTAGCTGGACCAGAGAGCTGTTTGAGTTTGAGCGCAGCAAGATTGACGTTACCTTCATGCAGGTATTTGAACCGTGACCGTACCAGTTAGTGCGCTACAAGAGATTGCACCTGGCGCAATCATTGAGCTGTTTGAACTGGAACTTAATGCAGCGCAGCATGGCGTAAACGAAACGTACCGCTTCCACGCTGGCGTCAAGGTAGGCAGCAATCAAAACATTGTCTGGGCGGGTAATGAATATTTGCGCTTTCCCATTGATGCCGAAGGCTTTGAGTACAGCGGCCAAGGGCAATTGCCGCGTCCCAAGCTGCGCATCAGCAATATCTTTGGCACCATCACGGCACTGCTACTTACGCTGCCTAATGGCCTAGAAGGCGCAAAGGTTACGCGCATCCGCACACTGGCGCGGTATCTGGATGCCGTTAATTTTCCGCCATCGGATTTCTTGCTGCTTGAAGATGGCGGCATGTTTCTGCTTGAAGATGGCGAAACCTTAGGCCTTGAAGCAGAGAATCCCACTGCCGACCCCACCGCCGAATTTCCCCGCGAGATCTATTACGTCGACCGCAAGGTCATCGAAACCCGCGATGTCATCGAGTTTGAGCTGGCAGCAGTCTTTGACCTGATTGGTGTGCGTGCGCCAAAGCGTCAATGCGTCAGCAATGTATGCCAGTGGAAATATCGCGGCCCCGAATGCGGCTACACCGGCAACGCATACTTCAACACCAATAACCAACCCGTCACATCACTGGCGCAAGATGCCTGCGGCAAGCAACTCAGTAGCTGTGAACTGCGGTTTGAACAGCAGCGCCGCACTGGATCGGTTACAACCGGCAGCAACATTCTCACGTTGGCGCAAGCCAGCTCGTTCAGCACTGGCGACCCGGTTACAGGTTTCGGCCTACCTGCTGGTACGACTGTTGTAAGCGTGGCTGGCACTCAGGTCACAGTGAGCCAGAACGCTTTTGCCAGCACGGGCGTGGTGACCACCGGAACCATCCAAGGGAACTACACGCAGATTGCTGTCGCCAGTGCCACTGGCATCACTCCTGGCATGGCAGTAGTCGGATCATATTTGCCGGCCAATTGCCAAGTGGTTGGCGTTTCAGGTAATACGATTACGCTCAGCTCCACAGTGGATTTGACGCAGTTTTTTAGCGTAGTTGGGTCTGCCACTGGGTCTGCCTTTGGTGCATCGGTGCAATATGCACTCGGCACGTCGCTTGGCGTCGGATGGTACGCGGCCAGCAGTTTAATGCCCCTTAATAGATACTCTCAAATTGCCAATGTACGAACCGTTAGCTATGTAATTACAACAGGAAAAAACAGCAGTGTTGTAAAACGTACTGTTGCTGATATGACTCAAAATACGGGAGTAAGCAATAGAGCTGCAGCGTGGACTTTCTACGTGTTTGCAGGCATTCCATCGGCCACCTACACATTCTTTGCCACTAACCAAACCTACACCTTCCGCTCGGATGCAGGCATTCCCTTTGGCTCTTTCCCGGGCATCGGCACCTACACCACATGACCTGGCAAGACGAGGCACTGGAGCACGCACAGGCCGAAGACCCCCGCGAGGCCTGCGGCTTGCTGGTCGTTATCAAAGGGCGTAAGCGATACATCCCCTGCCGCAATCTTGCAGCTAGCCCCGATCAGTTCTTTCTGCTGGATCCTGCTGACTGGGCTGATGCTGAAGACCAAGGCGAAATCGTCGCCATCGTGCATTCGCATCCATCAACACCTGCCCAGCCATCACCAGCGGACTTGGCCGCCTGCGAAACCAGCGGCCTGCCCTGGTACATCGTCAACCCTAAAACCGGCCAGTGGGGCGAGTGCAAGCCATCGGGCTACAAGGCACCGCTGATTGGCCGCGAATGGGTGTGGGGTGTGCATGATTGCTGGACACTCGCCCGCGACTGGTACGCCGAGCAAGGCATCGTGCTCCGCGACTGGGAACGCTGCAATAACCCTGACGAGTTCCAGGCATCGCCGTACTTTGACAAGTGTTGGCGCGATACCGGCTTCCGGGAACTGGAGGAAGACGAAGAGTTGCAGCATGGTGATGCACTGCTCATGGCCATCAACAGCACCGGCTTGAATCACTGCGCCGTTTATCTAGGCCACCAAGAAGTGCTGCACCACATCCAGCATCGGCTTAGTGGGCGTGACTTTTATTCAGGCTGGCTTCTAAAATGCACTGGTAGGAGGTTGCGTCATGCTGCGTAAGATTAAGCTCTACGGCAAGCTGGCCAAGTTCGTCGGCCACCGCATCCTCGAAGCCGACGTCGCAACCGCCGCCGAAGCCGTGCGGTTTCTAGTGACCAACTGGCCCGATCTGGAGCGCCACATGGCTGACCAGCACTACCGCGTCAGCATTGGCAACTACGACTTGCTGGCAGAGGAGCTGCATGACCCCGCCGGCCAGCAAGACATCAAGATCGTGCCCGTAATGGCTGGTGCTGGTGCCGTTGGGCGGATCATTGCTGGTATTGCACTAGTTGCCGTTGGGCTGTTTGTGCCTGGCATTGGAGCCCTAGGCGTGCAGCTTCTGGTTGGAGTGGGCGCCAGCCTCGTCCTTGGCGGTGTTGCCCAACTACTCACGCCCACGCCAAAAATCCCCACAGGCCCCGACACACAGAACGACCCGCGCAAGAGCTACAGCTTCAGCGGCATCCAAAACACCAGTCGTCAGGGCGTGCCAGTGCCGATTGTTTACGGTGAAACCATTGTCGGCTCGGTTGTGATCTCCGCCGGCATCGACACCGTGCAGGTGCAAGCATGACGATCATCGGTGCTGGTGGCAGTGGCGGCGGCAAAGGTGGCGGTGGTGCAGCTCGCACGCCAACAACTGCACGCGACAGCCTCGACTCAACCCAGTACGCCCAGCTCATTGACCTGATCAGCGAAGGCGAAATTGCTGGCCTTAAGGACGGCTTCAAAAGCATCTTCCTAGATAACACGCCGCTACAAAACCCAGACGGCACCTTCAACTTTCAAAACGTCACCGTTTACACCCGCAACGGTACCCAAAACCAGACTGCCATCCCCTTTGCTGGTGTGATCGAGGATGAACGCCCCGTCGGCGTAACCGTCCGCAATGATGGCCCCGTCACTCGGACCATCACCGACTCGCAAACCGAGGCGGTCCGCGTCACCATCACGGTGCCACGACTGGAGCGCATCACCAACGAAGGCGACACGGTAGGCGAATCAGTCCGGCTGCAAATTGCTATCCAGTACAACGGCGGCGGCTATACCACCGTCATCGATGACACCATCGCCGGCCGATCGGGCGACCTGTACCAGCGCGATTACGTCGTGGGCCTGTCGGGAACTTTCCCGGTGGACGTCCGCGTGACGCGGATCACGCCAGATAGCAATGACCTGCGCACGGCGAATGAATTCTCCTGGAGCAGCTACACCGAGATCATTTACGCCAAGATTGCCTACCCCAACAGCGCATTGGTCGGCATCCGCATCGACGCCGAGCAGTTCAGCAGCATCCCCAGCCGCAGCTACCGGGTACGTGGCATCAAGGTTGCCATCCCAAGCAATGCAACCGTCGATCAAACCAATGGCCGCATCACGTACGCCGGCATCTGGAATGGCACGTTCGGCGCTGCGCAATGGACCAGCGACCCCGCTTGGATCCTGTGGGATCTGCTGACCAGCACCAGATACGGCTTTGGCGAGCACATCATTCCCGCCAGTCTCGACAAGTGGGCATTTTTCGCCGCATCCCAATACGCATCCGAGCTGGTGCCCGACGGCTTCGGTGGTTACGAGCCTCGCTTCTCCTGTAACACCAACATCCAAACGCAGGAAGACGCGTACAAGCTGATTAACGACATGTGCAGCGTGTTCCGGGTGATGCCCTACTGGGGCCTCGGCTCGCTGACCATTGCGCAAGACAAACCAGTTGATTCGGCCTACCTGTTCACGCTGGCGAACGTTACTGAGGAGGGTTTTAGCTACAGCAACAGCAGCCTGAAGACCCGCCCCAATGTCGCCGTGGTCAGTTACCTCGACCTAGCGCTACGCGACACGGTATTTGAAGTGGTGGAGGATGCTGAGAACATTGGCAAGTACGGCGTCATCAAAACTGAAATCAGCGCCTTTGCCTGCACCAGTCGCGGCCAAGCACGCCGCATTGGCGAGTGGATTCTCTACTCCGAGCGCTACGAAAACGAAACCATCACCTTTACGACCAGCCTTGATGCGGGTGTGGTGGTCAGACCAGGGCAGGTAATCAATGTTGCGGATCCTGTAAAGGCTGGATCACGTCGCGGCGGGCGAATTGTTTCCGCTACTACGACTACGGTTACTATCGACAGCACAGAAGGCATAAGCGCTTTGCCCGGCGGTTACTTGTCGGTCATAAAACCCGATGGCGCAGTTGAAACCCAGCAAATTTTTAGCCGTACAGACAATGTCGTCACACTGGTAGCTCCGCTATCCGTAGCGCCCAATCCGAACAGTGTATGGGTGTGGGAATTTAGTGAAATTGAAACGTCCACATGGAGGGTGTTAGCAGTCCAAGAGCAAGACGGCATTAACTACACCGTCAGTGCTTTGTCGTACAACGCCAGTAAATATGCCTACGTCGAACGCGACCAACCGCTACAACAGCGCGACATCACCGACCTCAACATCATTCCAGAGGCTCCCACCGACCTCACTTACGAAGAGGTGCTGTACGACGGTGGCGGCATCGCTAAGTGCAAGCTGGTTCTCAACTGGCGCCCAGTGGTTGGCGTCCGAGACTATCGCGTGCGCTGGCGATTTGTGCCCGGCAACTGGACCACCGAAAACATTTCTCGCGTTGACTACGAAATCCTCGACACAAGCCCTGGCCGCTACGAAATAGAGCTGTATTCAATCGGCACCAATCTGCGGGCATCAGTTGAACCGGCGCGGCTAAATATCACAACCTTTGGCAAAGTTGCACCCCCCAGTGATGTAACTGGCGTCAGCTTGCTGCCTGGCGACGAGCTAAGCGGGATGCTCAACTGGGACCGCGCACCAGACCTTGACGTGGTGCTGGGCGGCAAGGTGCTGATCCGCCATTCCAATGTGCTGTCGGGTGCTACTTGGGAAAACTCGCAGGATCTGGTGCCAGCCGCCGCAGGCAGTCAGACCCAAAAGCTGGTGCCCATCCTAGAAGGCACCTACCTGCTGAAATTTGAGGATGACTTCGGCAACCGCTCGATCAATGCCACAACGATTACGACCACATTTCCAGCACCGCAACCCCGTCTATTGGTGCAGTCTTTTGCTGAAGACCAAGACGTGCCGCCATTTAGCGGGAATGTTACGGGGATGTATTACGACCCCGGTTTTGACGGCCTATTGATCGACTCGGGCGAACTCGTTGACGACCTAGCCACCGACGGCGACTGGGATGCCCTTGTTGCAGTGGACAGCATCATCGGCACTAACCCCGCTGGCGAATACGAATTTGGCAGCTCATGGGATATGGGCGCCGTCTTTGATGTGAACGTTCGCCGCAGATTCGTCACCCGCCCCATCCTGCTGACCGGGCTTTGGGATGACAACACAATGATGATCGACGAATGGCCGGACATTGACGAGGACAACTTGGATGTGGTGAATGCCGAGCTGTACGTTCGCACCACGCCAGACGATCCGGCTGGCACACCGACGTGGGGCGACTGGAACCAGATCGCTAATGCCATCGTGCGTGGCCGAGGCTTCCAGTTCAAAACCATCGCCACTTCCAGCAACCCATCCATCAACATCCTGATCGACGAACTCGGCGCCGAACTGGAGCTACAGCAACGCACCGAGCAGTCGGCAACAATAAACAGCGGCGCTGGAGCCTATGCCGTCACCTTTGCCGATGCTTTCTACCAAGCGCCAAATGTTGGCATTACGGCGTACAACTTGGCAACCGGCGACTTCTTTGCAGTGACATCAGTGACGAGAACTGGCTTTACAGTAGAATTCAAGAACAGTGCTGGCACGGCCGTGGATCGACAGTTCACCTACACTGCCAACGGCTACGGCAAGGAGATCTAAGCAGTGGCACAACACGACTACATTATTGCCAACCAGTCCGGCGCCGCCTTCCGCGCCGACCTGAACAACGGTCTGGCTGCAATTGTCAGCCAGAACAGTGGCGCCACTCAACCCAGCACCACCTACGCCTATCAGTGGTGGGCGGATACGACCACCGGCCTGCTGAAAATCCGCAACGCCGCCAACAACGCTTGGATCACCGTCGGCACCTTGGCCGATGCCAACCTCGGCCTGCTGAGTCTTGCAGGCGGCACGATGACAGGCGACCTGACGCTTAACGCTCAAAGCGACCTGCGTCTTGCCGACTCGGACAGCAGCAACTGGGTAGCGCTGCAGGCGCCTGCAACCGTGACCAGCAATGTCACTTGGACGTTGCCGGCTACTGATGGCGCAACGGGTCAAGCAATAACTACTGACGGCAGTGGCACGCTTGCATGGAGTGCAGCGGTAGCGCCCCCTGGCAGTATTATCTGGCATTCCGCCAGCACAGCTCCAACTGGCTATGTTAAGGCCAATGGCGCAAATTTAAGCCGGTCAACTTATGCCGCTTTGTTTGCTGTTATTGGAACTGTTTACGGCGTTGGAGATGGAAGCACAACATTTACTGTACCTGACTTAAGAGGTGAGTTTCCCCGTGGTTGGGATGATGGACGTGGCATTGATAGTGGGCGAGCAATTGGTACAGCACAGGCACAGGCATTTTTAAGCCACACTCACTCTTTCCATCCTGCTTACTTTCTAGGCTCTGGTGCTGCAGGTTTTGACGGTAACGCAATAACTGGCAATAGCGTTCAAGGTGGGTACGGAAACTTTGGATCTATTCCATCTCAAACTACCGGTGCTGCTGGAGGCACTGAAACCCGTCCCCGCAACATTGCCCTTTTGGCCTGTATCAAGTTTTAAGCCATGAAAATCTTTCACTATCACCCCGAAGCAGGCGTTTTCCTCGGGGAGGGCGTAGCCGATCCTTCACCGCTTGAGCCAAACGCTTGGCTTATTCCTGCGTACGCGACCACATCTGAGCCTCCTTTGCCCGGAAAAGGCAAGCAGGCCGTGTGGACTGGTAACACTTGGAAGGTAATGCCTATTCCAGTGCCAAAGGTTGAGCCAATGCCAGAGCAGCCTCAGTTTGAAACACCGGTTCCGTTGACCCCCGAGCAGAAGCTGGCTGCTGCCGGCCTGACCGTTGAAGAACTGCGCATTCTGCTGGGGCTCGACTGATGGCAGTCAAAGCCAAAGTCGGCACCGGCCGCATCGACCACCGCCCAGGGCCACCTAAAACCACCAGCATTGGGCAGGGCCAAAACTCAAGGCCTCGTCGCCGTGGCCGCAAGAAAACTCGCGGGCAAGGCCGCTAAGTTTTTACATCCCCAGTACAAGCCATGGCCGACCGCAAGATCTCCGACCTAGCAGCGCTGACCACACCAGCGGCTGGCGACTACTTGCCGGTGGTGGACATCAGCGAGGCCAGCACTGCCGCTAAAAACAAGCGCATCACCATCGAGGAGTTGTTTCGCGGTGTGCCGCTTGGCACCGCTGCTGCGCCGAGCATTGCCATCGAGGGCGACGAAAACACCGGCATCTATAGCCCGGGTGCCGACCAACTCGCCATCAGCACTGGTGGCACTGGCCGGTTATTTGTGGATGCAAGTGGAAATATTGGAATTGGCACTAGCAGCCCTGGAGCAGATCTTGATGTCAGTGGCAACATTCGACTTTCGGCTGCCACTCCCAACATTGAATTCAACAATGGTGGGGGAATGGTCTATGGGCCAGCCCCCAATACTCTTGCATTTGCAACGGGCGGTGGTCCAGCCTCTCCTGCGGAGCGGCTTCGTATTACCAGCGCAGGTGTGCTTCAAGTGGCAGACGCAGGCAACATCCAAGTCGGCACCACCACCGGTACAAAAATTGGCACCAGTACCAGCCAAAAAATCGGCTTCTTTGATGCCACGCCAGTGGCGCAGCCGACTGAGCTGACCGATGAGCTAACCAGCATCACCCACACGGCACCCGGCACGCCCGACTATGCCATCCAGGATCTAGTGCAAAACACCGGCTTTGGTTTTGTCACAAAAGATGAAGGTAATACTGTGTTAGCAGTAATTTTGAATTTACAGACTCGCCTAAACGAACTCGAAACGCGACTGGCAGCGCTTGGTTTGATTGCTGATGCGGACTAACGGTGCCACGATGCGGATCTAGACTGCTTGCGTAGCGCTTCTGGCCATGATTGAAGTTTTAGCCGCCGTAGCTGGCGCCTCAATCAGCGTTGCCGCCATGGGCGCAATGGGATTCACCAAAAGAAACGACGAGGCTCGTGATGCTGTCATCCGTTTGACCTCTGCCGTCGAGCACATCGCCACCCAACTGGAAGTGCTCCACACCGACATCAAAGACGACCGCCGCGAGACGTTTCAGCGGCTAAACACCGTCGAACAACGCGTAACAAAACTGGAATCCCGCCCATAAATGTCCGCCCTAATCTCCACCCAAGACCTCGGACAAGGCTTCACCCTCGACCAACTGGAGTCCCCCACCGGCCACATCTACTACCGCATCTGCACCAGCGGAACCTGTAGATATGCTGAAGATCACTACATCTGCATGATGTACGCGGAATCCATGGGCTGGCTCCCCCCGCACAAACAACCTACTGACTTGTCCACCACCTGATCGCGTCTTCCAGGTAGGGCTCCCAGAAATCCTGCTGCCTAAACCACAGCACCCAATCACTGGAACTTTTCTTGGTATTGCAGGAAAAGCAGCAGGCGACAAGGTTTGTCACGGTAGTTTCCCCACCCCTGACCTTGGGACGTACGTGATCGAGTGTGCCCGACTTACCAAGTGTTTCTCGACAGTAGGCACATTTGTAGTCCCATCCCTTAAGGATTTGCTCCCTAAATCGTGCCTTAGCTTCTCTTTTTCTTAAGAAACCGTGTTGCTCGTCGATGTAATCCACATCGAGTAGCAGCTGTACAAACGGTAGCAAGCAAAACAGCCGCCTGCTCCCAAAAACCCTTGCAACAGCTACACTTACACAGAAACAGGTACCCATTATGGACTTCCTTTCTCACCCGGCTTTTTGGATCGTGCTCGCTTGTATCTCCGAGTTGATCGGCATCAGCCCGCTTAAGAGCAACAGCATTATCCAACTGGTGCTGCAGGCGCTGTACGCAATCAAGCCGGGAAAGCGCTGACGCCCAGCGCACCGGTACTGACGTTATTCAGCACCAAGCCGCGTAACGCTGAGGCGCAGCAGCTCATCAATGAGCACAAAACCTTGGCGTCTATCGACCAGCAGGTAGACGCATGGCACAAGGCACAACCGGAACCACCATCCCCAGTGATCGTCGAACATCCCATCGACGAAACCCAGCAGACTGGGGAAAGCCGCTTGTTGGGCGGACCCATGTCCATCCATGCCCCTTGGCGTCGTGACTAACCCGCACTCCATCCGCCTTCTGGACCTGTGCCGGTTTTACCGGGCGCTTCCACATCAGATGGCTGCCATCCAAGAACTCGAAGCGGCCATCAACAAGGCCAATCCCCACATCCTGGGGCGCAACCAAAGCTGGTTCAAAACCTGGAGCCAGAGCGGAAAAATCCTCGAAGCCACCAACGACTGGAACGGCATCACCAAAGCAGCCCGCATCGCCGGCGCCAAATACCCCGAACTGGTAGCAGCCCAGTGGGCCCTGGAATCCAACTACGGAAAAGCCGTCTCCGCCCGCAACAACTTCTTCGGGTTGAAGGGCGATGGCACAGCCAGCCTCACCCAAGAGTTCATCAACAACCAGTGGATCACAATCACAGACCAGTTCATCAACTTCCCGGATGTCCAAACCTGCGTCAACTACCTCGTTGACCGCTGGTACAAAAACTTCAAAAACTACCAAGGCTGCAACAACGCCCCAGACCGCAACACTGCGGCCAAGATGCTGCAGGACAGCGGCTACGCCACCGACCCCAACTACGCCGAAAAGCTGGTGAAGCTGATGAATCAGCACGCACCGGTAACGGAATCCGCTGGCACCCACATCTTGAAAGTCCCGTACGAATACCAGCTAGACAACAAATCTGGCCAGGGCTACCGGGAATGCTTCAGTTCAAGTTGTGCAATGGTTGCCCGCTACTGGGGCAAGATCGGCAATGACGATGCCTACAACGTGATCCGCCGCAAGCACGGCGACAGCACCGACGTCCACGCCCAAGTCAACACCCTGCGTGAGCTGGGTCTCCGCGCAACATTTATTCAGGATGGGACTGCTAGCGCATTGGAGAACGAGGTTCGCAACGGCTACCCCGCACCAGTTGGTTGGCTCCACCGAGGTCCTGTATCTGCTCCGAGCGGTTCTGGTCACTGGAGTGTTGTTATCGGGTTCACGCCAACGCACTTCATCCACAACGACCCCAACGGCCAAGCCGACCTCGTAAAAGGTGGCTACCTGAACAACAAAGGCGGCGCAGGTGTTGCATACTCCAGAAAGAACTGGCTCCCCCGCTGGCTGATCGACGGTTCCGACTCCGGCTGGTTCCTAAAAGTCCGCCCCAACTGAAATGCAGGAAAACAAACTGGAAGCCCGCCTGGAACACCAGCTAACGCAGCACGCACAGGACAAGCACCTAGAAGAGCTGCACGCCTGCGGTCAATTCGACAAGCTGCTCGAAGCTGCCAAGCTGCTAAACCAGCTCTACTACATGGAGCGCATCAAAACCGACTGGGCCATCCGCGAAGCCAGCAACAATCTCGGCATCCAATGTGGCTACGACCGCGATTCCTGCTGAGCCGCTACAAACAGGCCGGTATACAGGCCATACATCGGGTGGCTTTTTTCCGTCCTGCCATCCTTCTGGTACAGCTCCTCCAGATAATCTTGGCGTGACTGGTCCTGCGCAACGGACAACTTCGACGAATTTACGGACGCGTTCATAACTTTTCGACTGCGTTTGTAACGCAAACTTTGCAGGACAGATTTACTGGTGTAGGACCGCACCAGCGTGGGCTTGGCTGCTGCCTGGGGCACCAGGACAACCGCATCACGATACAGCCGCTGCGCCTTTCCAGTTGCCGTTTCTAGGTTTTCTCCCTGGAAAGCTTTCCGCAGTGGCGGCTTCCCCGGCAAATGCACCTCCAGCTCAAACCAAGGGTCAGGCATTTTCCTTCGTATCCAACCAAGACTTCGGGTAGTTGGGCTCTTCCACCGCTTGGATCATTGCCATGTCTCCAGTGGTCTCTTCCACAAACCGCGCAGCTTTAACGGCCCGCTCGTATACCGACCACGAACCAGCCTCTTCCTTTTCCTTGGTAAGCCAGACATGGCGCGTATCCATCTGGACCGCCGCCACGTAAAGACCCCCACTTAAAACCACATACCGCGTCATTCCAGGTTAGCTAACCTCAGGGGCTGTGTAACAGTAGCCCATACCCGTACTCTGGATCAGAATTATTGCAATTTACAACTGAGTCTTATGCGTCTCACCCTTCTTGTTGCTTTGATCGCTGCCTTCCCTCAACCCGCCGTTTCACCGACTCTGCCCAAGCAGCTTGATCTGCTGCCGCAGCCGCCTTGTACTCGGACACTGGAAACGCTTTTTCCAGTGCCGCGTACACCATCTCCCGCATCAATGCAGTGGGACGCTTGCCCTCTTGCGTAGCCAGCTGCTCGAGCAGCCCGTACCGGTGCCTGTCCAGAAGGAGTTGACAATAGAATTTTTGTCCGTGACGGAGAGGCATCCAATTGACAGTCTACTCTGCTACACAGTAGCAGAAAACACAGCGGCTTACCAGCGAGCCGGGCTGTCTACTTTCTTTTCCCACGCCTGGGACTGCGCCTTCCGTGCCCCAGACCTCTGCTTACTGCAGCCACGTCTTACCTCGTAAGCCCATTCGAGAAACATGGCCGCACGCTGCAAATCCGCCGTAGTAGCTCGGCGGACCGCAGCGTACAGCCGCTCCAGTACAAGTTCCCTACCAGTCTTCCCCATCTACAGAGTCTGGCAGCAGCGAGATCCTGACGATGGTCCTGTCCGGAAACAACGCCTTGGCCTGCCTGTGCGCCAGAAACGAATCCTCAGCCTCAACCTCCACTTCGTAGATAAGCCGTCCGAGGGATCGCATTGTTACGGCATAACGCCGTACCGAGCGGTAAATCATTTCGCCTCCAGCCACGAATCACCAACGTGTGCCTCCGCCAGCGCTGGAACATCTCCCAGCCAAGGCGCCTCCGCGTCCTGCATGACGGCAGCCAACTGCTTGGACCACACGTCCGCGTGCTCCTCTCTTACCAAAAGGATCACTTCGTCATGCACCACTCCAGCCAATCGGACAATTTCCTCCCCATCAGCCTTAAGAAGAGGCCACAACATCCCCAGCGTACGTTTAAGCACAGCAGCACCAGCCCCCTGGATCGGTGTATTGCAGCGTGTGGTCAGTTTGTTGTGGTCTCCAGGAAGAAACCGCCGCAACCCGGAGTGACGAATGCGGATAGCGGCATTGCATGAAGCCGCATCAGCTGCCTGAGCATTCTTGCGTTGCCACCGGCTGATTCCGCTATACGCAGCGTGGAACTTTTCCCGGATTTCCGCAGCTTCAGCAAGATCCATTTGTATCCCCATGCCTGCTGCATAGTTGCGTAATCCTCGGGCTCCCGATCCATACAACAGACCGAAGTTCGCAGATTTTGCAATTTGCCGCTGTTCCTTTGTAACTTCATCTTCGGAGACGCCATAAATCTGCATTGCAGTGAGTGTGTGTAAATCCATGCCATCTTGAAAAGCCCGAATCATCAGGCTGTCCTCGGCTTCCGCTGCAGCAAGCCGAAGCTCCATCTGCGCATAATCCGCCACTACTAGTTTCCACCCGGCTGGAGCCTGTACGCACTCCCGGAACCTTGAATCTCTCGGAATTTGCTGCAGGTTGGGACTAATACACGACATGCGTCCTGTATCCGCCCCAAGTTGCATGTAGCTGGCACGAATAAAACCGCTGTCCCCCAGAAACCGCAGCAGTGCCTCCACCATCTGGCGACGCTTCTCGACGCGCTTCCACGCCAAGTAATCCGCCACAACCTTGTGATCGCCGATGTACTCCCGCAAGGCTTGCCGACTGGCGCTGGCCTTCCCATTGGCATCCACCGGCTTTTCTCCTAGCAATGTCGTAAAGACATGCAGCAATTGCTTGGGACTATTCAGGTTGAAACCGGCTTCCCGCTTGTCCCCACCGCGAATGGTGCCAGTGGCCTTAGCCCTGGTGTTGATGCTGCCGTCGGGATCCTTAGGTAGCTTGGACCCCTCGGGCAGAGCCGCGTCCAGTGCCAGCAGAAACTCCTCGCCCAGACGCTCATGATCCTTCGCCAAATCGGCATAGAGCGCCTCTAGTGACGTGCGATCAAACGGCAGGCCGGTTCTCCAAAGCTGCGCCATCGCCGGCAGCGCCTTGCACTCCAGAAACCAAGCCCGATGGAGATTCCCCTCCGCCATCCGAGCATTGATCGGCCCATCCAACTCGACCAGCACCTGCACGTCCTTCGCGGCATACAGCAACTGCTCTGGAGTCAGATCGCCGCTCCAGTCGCTGCGCTGCTCCTCTTTGGACAGGTCCTGCCGCAAATAACGATGCACCACATGCTGCAGGCCGTGTTTCGCGTAAGGCAACCCATTCGTCAGGATGCGACTGGCCAGCATGGTGCACAGCACATCCCCTTCGGGATACAGCTCGTGCTCCTGCAGCCACCCGAGATCGAACACAGCGTTATGGGCAACCCAGTAACGCTTGCGGCTGAAGAACTCCTCCAGCTCAATCCAGTCATCGTCAGCCAAGTCCCAGCAGTCGATCACCACTGGCGTACGATCCAACGCTGCCAACTGGAGCAGCCGCAACCCACCAAAAACCGGCTGGAGCCCGGTCGTCTCACAGTCAAAAGCAATGGTGGTGGCGTTGCTGAGGGTGTGCAGGTGCTCGATGCCCTGTAGAAATTCCATGGTTGTGTGGTTCAGTTGTGAGCAGAGAGGTGCTGCTGCCAAGCAGCCGTAAGCATCTCGGCTGAAGACAGCGGCGGTTCGCCAAGCAGGTCAGCGTCGCTGGGTTCCCAGTCCAGGGCATCAGCTACAGCCTGCAGTGCAGGCAGCAACTGCTCCTCAATAACGTCGAGCACGTCGATGGGCAAGTGCATATCCATCAGGTCACGGGTGCTTTCCCTTTTCACGAGAGCACCCAACTGCTGCTGGTACGCCGTAGTCAGATCGGATAGCAAAGAATAGTCAGACATTGGAGGCCTTGTGAGGCGACAACAGCTTTACTGTACTACAGGAGCAGCTCCTTTGAGTACCCTGGCAACACAGAACGAAACAAAATCTATATCCCCTGCCTCTGGAATCCCCAGTGAGCAGAAGCCGTTGCACTCGTGTATGCAGTATTTGCATAGAGCACAAGCCTGCACGCGCCAGTCCTTGGGACGCTCATCTGCCAGGACCTGTCCATCCTTCATTTGCCAGTCATCCAAGCAGGAGCGGCACTTCAGCCGTCGCCAGCGAACACCGTCTTTGTGTGTCCGAGAATCGATCACCACGACATTGGTGCAGTTGCACGTCGGGCAAGTGTTTTGGTGCATTTTCATCGGCTGGTACGAGGCCTCCCACGCCTGGGACGTTCTTCCAGGTCAGCTGCCATCTCAGCCGCTGCCCGCAGCATGGTACTCAGCGGAATCCCACGAATCGACCGCTCGGCCATGTAGCGGATGGCAAGTCGATAACCGTGCGAAGCATTACCCATTCCAAGTTGCCGGGCAAGGCTGACTTCTTCATCTGTAACCGTGATGCTTAGCGTTCGCCCACGGGCTCGTTTGGGTTTTTCCATGATTAGGAAGCTGGGGTGTCTTTTACGTGGGACCACCGCTTCGCCTTGACGATGCGGTAGACAGTTTGCGGATGAATTCCATACTGCTTGGCGATCACCTTGTAGGTGTTGTCTTGCGCAAGGCGGCGAATGTCGCGTACGTTCTGTTCCGTCAAAACGGAAAGGTGATTGTCCTCCCCACGCTTGATTTGCCTGGGGTGTACTTCACGCACTGGAACTAGGTACGTCTCCATCGTGATGTAGCGTTTCTGACAGTCAAGGCAACGACAATACCTTTTAGTCTCGTTGCCTTGGTGCTGCGTACACGTCACCCTAGTGCTGGTACTTTTGCACTTAGGACACTTCACCAAAGGCCTCCAGCTCGGCGGCAATTTCGAGGAGTTCGCTGCGAATTGCGTCATCGCTGTCGAAACAGGACTCTGGCACCACCTGATCCGCAGCAGCTCGCAGGGCGGCAGCGAGGATTAGGTAGGAGTCCTTGCCAGGGAGCAGATTGCTGGCATCCAGCACTGCCCGAGCCGCGATGGAAAGGTCAGTCATTAGTTCTCCTCACACTAAGGGGTTGGGCCATACACAATCTGAAGTTGTCAACGGCGTATTGGAGTGAGTCGCAACCAAGGATGGGATGCCACCACTCACCATTGACGAGTTGAGCACCATCCATGGATCCATCGCCTGGCTCATAACCGGGATGCAGCAAGGCTTTAAGTATCTGGTCTGCCATTAGTGTGTTCCACTTGTGGGGTAGTAGCGAGGCAGTGGGCACCAATGAGTAGGCGCAAACCGATGCGGCCAGCGAGCAAAAGATCCGTCGGCTTCTCGCCAAACGCAATATGGATCAGATGTGTAGGGAGCAGAAGAGGGCTGAGGTATGGATCTGATAGCAATCACGACAAACATCTCAAATGGTTTGCGTGATTGAGGTGCGGTGGTGATGGGCAGCCAGTTCATTAGTCTCCTTCACTTCGAAGCCAGCAGGCAAAAGACCTGCGCCGGCTTGTTGTCATAAAGCCGTTCACATGCCTGCCACTTTTGGGGGAACCACCACCAGGCTGTTGCAGTCATCAGTAAAAGCACTAGGACAATGGCTCCAAGTGCTGTGTAGTCATCAAGGTTTTTCATGGTGATTAGTCCTCCTGGTTAATAGTGTTGTTGGCTGTGCCACAGCGGGCAAGGACGGCACGGGCGTACTCCAGTGCGGCGGTGTTCAATGCGACGCGGAAGATGCCTGGCTTGACCCTGCCGCCCATTGCATCTGAGCATGTCTTGGCCGCATAGGAGAACTCATCCCGCATCGTCTCGGGCATCAGCATCAACAGCTCCTTATCCGTCGGCGCCACCGGCTCGGGCTGCGCTAGGGCGGCGCGGGCTTCAGTTGCTAACGCATGAGTTTCGCGGCGATCATCCATCAGGAGCTGGCGGTAATGATCCAGCTCATCAGCCATGCGGGCGCACAGTGCGCGGTAGTCAGTCATCGAGGGCCTCCAGGGCGCGGCGGATGGTTTCCACTTCGGCCTCGCTCCATAGGTCTTTGGGATACTTGAGCGTCTCCAGCGCCTGTTCCTTCAAGCTCGGCGGCTTGGGGTGGCGGGCGGCGCGGAGTTCATCGACATCCTCTGGCTCCCATTGAGCACAGCGCACCAGATATTCACAGCACGCCTCCAGCTCCTGGTCGGCGCCCCATTGGGCGGCCTGCTCGATGATGTAGTCGTAAAGATCGGTCTTTGGGGCTTCGTCGAACCACTTGCTCCGCAGCTCCGGCGGTGGGGTGATGGGGTTAGTCATTTGAGGGGTGCTCCTTGATTGTGTACAGCAGGTCTTCTTCGATGTGTAGTTCAAAGGCGTCTTTTAGGTCTTCTTTTTGGTAGCCGCAACCCGACGCAAAGTCCACAAAAGCATCAACTAATCCTTGCGCTGTAGCTGCCTGAAACTTGGCGTTCATGCAGTACATAATTTCCTGGGCTGCGTTAGCCCGGATCAACTCAAACTTAAAGTTGTCCATCAGTTTTTCCTGTGTCGGTAGTAACTCGAGTACTTTCTATGTACGCAATTAAGCGCTTTAAGTACCACATACTTTTTGAAGCATCTACACCAGGGTCGTCCTTCAACCACATACGGCTGAGATATTTAAGGCATTGCCACTGGTATGCACCAGCAACAGGATCAGGAGCGTGTTGTACCCAGTCATCCAACACATCAATGACTTCAAAACGTCCTGAGGTGTAATGACTAGGCCGATTAACAAGGGCGTCAATAAAATCGTGCTGGCTCATAGTTTGGATGCAGTAACTTGTTGGTCAAAGTTGTAGTGTCCGACGATTGAGTAGTCCTCCGCTGGCCGTGCAGACATGACGTGGAACACCATCTGTCCGATGCGCATACCAGGCCAAAGCGCAACCGGGTGAATAGCCCGAGCGTTTTGCAGCTCCAGTGTGAGCTTGGAACCTTGCCAGCCTGGATCGCAGTAACCAGCCATCAAGTGCTCGATGCCTGAGCGAGCCCTGGAACTTTTCAGGGCAAACTGCGCCGCCAAGAATGACGGTAGGAAAAAGGTTTCGACGGTTTCGGCGAGAACGAACTCGCCGGGCGGCAACAGCAGAGGGCAGTCCTCGGTGTAGCCCTTGAGAGAAAAAGGCCGCATAAGCGAGTCCTGTTCCACCTCGACAAGAAGATTCTCACCGAGACGCACATCGAGACTGGCCGGGTTGACCAGTACTGGGTCGTAGGGATCAACAAGGCCCTCCTCACAGAGGGCCCGGATCTCTGTATCACAGAGAATCACTTACGAATCTCCACGATCTCCAGCGGCTTGGCGTTGGAGGGTTGCACATCCTTCCAGGTTTTGCCCCACTTGATCGAGTTGATGGTGCTGTAGTGGACCTTGAAATCCCTGGCAATCGACGCAGCCGACTTACCAGCACCAAGCAACCGCTTGATCTCTGCCACCTGGCGCACCGACAGCGATGCGTTACCGCCCCTATGGATTTTGGACACACGAGTCTTATGTTGAGACTTCTGCACCGGAGTGTCAGAAACTTGCACGGGCTTCTGGATGCTGGGACGCTCGAAGTCAAAGGAAACGGTCTGAGCACCACCAAGGACTCGGGTGAGCTTTTCCATCGTGGTGGTCAGCTCAGTCATGTAGCTGTGAAGCTGGTGGACTTCCTTGTCAGAGAGAAGAGTAAGCATGGTCGGTAGTAAAACGAAGTTAGTGTACTAGAGAAGTGACGTCTTGCGACAGTCTTGTAAGAGTCTCAGGTGGGAGAGTAAGAAGCTCCGAAATGGCAAGTGCTGCCAGCTGCGAGTAACTCACCGTCTCCGCCTCCTGAAACCGCTGGATCAACCGGGAGTAGACGTGGAGCACACTGGTCGGAGCGATCCAAGCAGTGTCTCCACGAATTGGCTCGGTGCCGTACTCCCAGTCGTCGTAGTCGGCCTCGTTACGGACTGTCCTCGCAATCGCCGTATAGATCGGAGAGATCGACTGGTTCCCAGTTGTCGACTCGGGCTTCGACGAATTCTCGGAGGTCTCCATCGTCTTCTGGAATCACTTCGTCATCTTGAAGGTAGAAGGAGCCTCTGCACATGGCAGGTCCGTACTCTTCAGGATCGAGTAGCGACGCCTTGCTTGTGACAACAACGTCATCGAGATCAGCGACAACAGTACAAAGCCCATCGACATCGCAATCAAATTCCAGTACGGCAAGCACATCAGACATAAGTCGGCACCGTGGCGAGTCTGGCCTTGGAAGCTCGAAGATTCTCCTCAAGGGTATCCATGTAGTCCTGCCAGGTGCCTTCGAGAAACTTCTCTACTTCCAAAAGAGTGAGCAGGCAAGTCTCGTCGTAAGCACAGGGCTGGTTTGTGCGCTGGTACATCTTGACCTTGTCTTCCAAGGCAAAACGGCTCCAGCGGACAGCAAAGTACCAGATGCTGAGTTGGGTGACTTTCTCTTCAGGGATGGTTAGGGTGACGTCCATTGTGTGAGGGAGGCAGGCGCCTCCCCTTTGGTTGAACTCCCTTAGTGTTACACACGGCCAGCGGTATCGCAAGCGTCCGCTTTACGTGCTGTAACAATACCCTGCTGTAGGTAGCCGTAGTCGCGGGTGCTGGTGACGGTCATCACCAGTCCGCAGACATCACAGACCCCATGCCAACAGGTGTTCATTCCCGTTGTGAGCTGGCCGTAGGCCTGCCCACAGGTATCGCAGCACTGTTCCGCCTCTTGAAGTCGTTGCAGCAGCTTCGCATCTGTCATCAGCGTGGAACCCCCAAGGCTTCAGGAGAGTAGGTGGTCATGACGGTGACGTCGCAGCCCTGCCGAAGGGCCCCACCGACGATGTACTGGAACACGTCGAGGGAGTCTTCGGACTCGGGCAGCACGATCTGGTCCACCTCGACCACGCGACCGTTTTTGAACCAGGTGGTGCGGATGACGCTGTGGACGTCATCGGGCACCGTGTTCTGGATGAAGCTGAAGGTGGGCCGCCGGGGCGGCCTCGGCTTCGGCCTGCTGTCGGTTACAGCCACGGGATCCCTCCGAACAGGCCTGCTGATTTTGGCAAGGAGCCACAGCAAAAAGTTAAGCGTTCCCGGCACGAGCTGCCCTCCGGTACCGACAGGGTTTTTTGTGCATCGCAGCAACCTCTTCAGAACAAAGAAACCGCTCGGACACCGGTGAGCTCTTCGTAGACCTGGGCACGTTCATCTTCCGGCATGGCATCTAAATGGCGTTGAACTGCTTGGCTAATCAGGACCGCAAACAAATTGGAAGGCTTACGCATGGTGCGTTTGGACAGCCACTCCAGTTCGTTCGCGGTCACGTCGTTACATGAAAGAGTGATGCGGTTCATACAAGTGCGTACTAACCGCACAATCTTACTACTCCCAGGCCGTAGAAGCCGCCTCCTTTAGCCGCTGCATCTCGTCAGGGGTGCGCTCGCTCTCGCGCGTGAAGATAGCGCTGTCCTGATGTCCCAAACGCTCAGATCCGTTGCTGCGCAAGGAATCTGCCGTTTCAGGCTGTCCCATTTTGTCCCGGTTTGTCCCAACTTGTCCTTTTGGTGTCCCAACCTCCTGTTCCGGGTCAAGTTCGGGACAACTTGGGACAACTTGGGACAAATCGGGACAGCCGTTTTCCTCAGATCCAGTACCAGTACTAGGTTTTTCTTCTTTTGGACAGGATGTACCTCCTCCCCCCCTGCGCGCGACTACTGCTAAGTAGCGCTTACTGGAGCGTTCTCCCTCAGCTACCACCAGACCGCGATCAACCAAGCGCTGGAGCGATTTGGAGATGGCACTGACGCTGCCACCGAGCAGCGGGTCGGCGTTCAGCTCTGTTTTGGACATAGGCACGCCCTTGGTCCGCAACCGCTGGAGCACCCGGTCGATGATCGACGCAGGACTGGCGGAGTCCACGCCGTCCATAGCGGGAAGGTCTTGGAGGGAGAAGGTCAGGTCTTCCCGCTGGCGCAATACCAGCTGCTTGCCCTCGTTACCTTCTCGGCTCTTGCCGATGGTGATCAGCCGCGCAGAAGCCCCCACACGCTCCAGCTCGGACTTATCCGGGCGGTGGATAGCCCAAGACTCATCCACGGCGTCCTGAAGCGCGGAGGTGCCCCTGAAGTCGCCGCTTTTAGCAGCGTGGTGGATGAAGACGATGGTGGTGGCTGGGAAACTCTCACCGTTTTCCGCGCTGTACCAGTAGATCGGCTCGGCGTATTCGGCTTTGTTCTGGTCGTACGCACAGCCCCGCATACAGGCCGTCACGGAGTCCCACACCACCAGCGAAGGACGGTGCTCCTCGATCTGCTGGATAAACCAGGGGTACCAGAGCATCGATACCTTGTTCTGTACTACAACAGGATCAGCGGCAGTAAATTCCAAGTCCTGGAACTGCTTGCGCATCCGCCGGCTGTTTTGGTCGCCGTTCAGCCACAGCACCTTGCCCTGTTGAACCGGCACTTCAGCTCCCCGCACTGAAAAAGGGATTCCGCGTGCAATGTGCTTGGCAAGCGTCATCACGGCCATGGTTTTGCCACAGCCACCCCGCCCGTGAATCAAAACGGTGCCCGGTTTAGGCAGCAAATCGGGAATCAGGTATTCGATAGGTGTCTCCGCCATCGCAAAAATTTCCTGAAGACTGCCCCCTTGAGAACCCCGGCGATATTCCTGGTCCGCAATCAGGAGCCGTACAACTGCCGCAGAGTCCCGATAACCAGCTTCAAGCGCAATTTCATGGAGTTTGTGCTGCACCTCTGAGGGATTGGCCAGTGCCATGGCTGCGGTGGCCCGTTTAACGATCTCCTCGTGACCAAGCCCGGTACTACGGAACCGCTGCACCCGGTCGGTCTCGGCTTCCGCCACCACCTTCCGCAGGTCCTCGGGCAACCACAGCCGCCCGGGCATCTGCTGGTCCGCCATCCAGAAGAGGGTGCCAAGGGTCACAGGCCCCTTCTTGAAGCTCTTCCAGACCTCTTCACAGGGGTTGGCATCGGACCACTCGTCGGCGTACTCCGGGTCATCCGAAGACCAGGCGGCCCACAAAGTCAGGCCGATGTCCGTCGGCAGCTCCGAGTGGATCGCCATGCCCACCTTGATCCAGTGGTCCCGGCTACCAGCCCCCTGCCCTGGAATCACCCGCAACGCGGACTGAATAATCTCAGCCACCTCACCGGGGTCTCGATCTGAGAAATCCAGAGCTTTGCGATTCTTAATAAATCCGCCATCGGCCACCTCTTTCCCGGCGTGATCCTTCATCTCCGCCAGCAACCACGCTGGAGCCTCTGGAATGGCCTCCAGATCGCCTACAAAGCCGTAGAAGCCCTCTGCGCCCTTCCCATCCGTAGACCCCGGGTAAGCGCCGTACAGGAGCCCCTGGCGGCCCCACAGGACCTCATAGCCCGCCCCGGTATCCGAAAGTCCAAAACCTTTGACCTCGGGCCACAGTTCCTCGGGCACCCGAAACAGATACTTGGCCGCATTGGGCTTGGTGCTGGTGACCATTGGAGCGCCGTCCAGCGAGTCCCCCCACTTGCTCTTCAACTTGGCCAGGTTGCGATCCACGTCCAAGATCACCAGGCCCTTGCTGCGAGCACCGGTAAAGACGCCAACCGCCCGAAACACGTCAGACCGCCGCTCGATCTGAAGTGCCACATCAGCCGGATTCAAATCGGCATGGTGCGCCCGCTCCAGCGGCGTCTTGCCCTTACTGACGGTGCCGGAAACCAGCTTGCAGCCCTTGGCATAGATAGGCGTGTACGCCATGCCCACCGGCAACTGGCGCACAAAGGCCAGCAACTCTTGAGACTCTCTCGACACAGTGTTAGACTCCTACAGGATGTTGTGTTTCACGGCCTCGGCGGTTTCCCGCTGGGGCCGTTTTACTAGGGTAGACGCAGGGGCAACCCCGTGTTACTGTGTCACACGTTGGGCAACACAGCCCGACCAAACCCTACAAAACCGACCATGGGATTCCTTTCCAAGCAAGCGTCCGCCAGCGTTTCCGGCACATCCGGCGGGGGCTATCTCCAACTCAGCAAGCTGCCCGATGGCGGCTCCGTCCGCTTTGCGCTGCTGTCTGACGAACCCCTCGAATTTCACGAGTGCTGGGGCACCTGCGACGGCCAATCAAAACCATTCCGTTTTGCCGAAGAACCGACTCCAGAGGACATTGCAACTGAGCTGGGGGACTTTGAACCCCGCGAAGGGCGTGGCGGACCTGGCACGGTAGACGTCAAGTTTGCTATTGCCCTGCCCGTATTCAACTACGAGAACGGTAAGGTTCAGGTCCTGCAAATCACCCAGAAAACCATCATCAAAGAGCTGGATGCCATCAGTCAAGTAGACGAGTATTCAGATTTACTGGAGTGGGATTTTTCGATTTTCAAAAAAGGATCAGGTCTGACCACCGAATACCAGGTAAGACCCCTGCCCCGCAAAAAAGGTTCGCAAGAACACCTTGACGCGGCTTGGATCGAAGCCAAAGAAGCCGGGTTCAAGCTGGAACGCCTTCTCACAGGGGGTAACCCGTTCAAGCCTGCGTAAGTCTCTATCGAAAGCCAACCAAGCCCCGTACAACGCGGGGCTTTTTTGTGGCAAAATTGTGGGGCAGCGGTGCTTCCAACACCCTGCCCCTGACCACCTACCTGGAATAGGCGATGGCAAAAGCATACAAGCCCCTTCCTACTGCCGAGGAGCTGTGGGAGTTGTTTTCCCTAGATCCATTCACAGGGGCATTGCACTGGCGCACCCACCGGAATTCAACTCGCATCGGTAAGCCTTTTGGATGCCGTTTTAGTAGCGGTTACACCGTTGGGGAGATCGGCAACAACAAGTACGCAGCCCATCGCCTTGTATGGAAGTGGGTTACGGGTACGGAACCGAAAGAAATAGACCACATAGACCGCAACAGAACCAACAACAGCCCGTGGAACTTACGGTCTACCACACGATCCGGTAACCACTGCAACCGCAGTAATGTGAAAGGCTACACAAAAACGTCCAGCGGCACCTACAGAGCTTTGATCGGCATCAACGGCGTGCAGTATTACCTGGGGCATTACGAAACCGCACAAGAAGCACGGCAAGCGTATTTAGCTGCAGCTGCACTCTTACACGGCAACCACACCCCCGAAAAAGGTCTAACTGGGGCGCCACAAGGGACTATCAAACGGTTTTGGGCCAAGACACAGAATAAAAGTGCGTAGGGTTGACACGTCTAGTAGAATCCAAGAGGGAAAGACTATCCAAAATGCCTTCTAACACACAAGACACCCTGGCAGGACTGCGTAAATGGCGACTGGAACGTGACGATTCAGGTCCCCATCGGGTGTACAGGGATTCGGAAGGCAATGTTTACACATCTGTTACACATATCCTGAAGGAAACCAGTGATAAAGCCGGACTGGAGCGTTGGGCAGCACGCCTTGGAGAGGTCGAAGCCGCCTCCCAGCGGAATGTGGCAGCCACCAGGGGCAATATGGCCCATAACCAAGCGGAGTATCTCCTAAAAACGGCCCAACGCCTGGCTCGTAACACTGCAAACAAGCGCAATGCCATTCACTGGGACGACCAGGGCCTGGCACGGATACCAGCTCCTCTCACTCAGTGGGCCTTGAAGAAGGTGCGCCCCAATGTTCCCCCGGTGGGGTTTAGCGCCAAAGGTTACGCAAGGGGTCTTTCCGACTGGATCACCGAAAACGTCACCGAGATTTTCGCCTCGGAGTTTTCCATTCACCACCCCGCAGGTTTCGCTGGAACAGCAGACGCCTTGCTCGGTTTCAAAAACAACCAACTTGTTGTTACAGACTGGAAAACTAGCGTGGGACGCAAAACCCGCGTAGACGCAGAAGGCGTGGAACGTCTACCTACAGGCCATTCATACATCGACCAGTGCGGCGCCTACAGCTTGGGCCTCAAGCACCTTACCGGCCTCCAACCAACTGGAGCTGTGATCGTTTTGGCCCGCCGCTGCGGCACTCCCAATATTCACTGGATGTCGCTGCAAGACCTTAAGAAGGCCGAGGACGCATTCATGAAGCGCGTGGAGCACTACTTTCAGCTCCCTGTTGTAGTAGGCTAGAAGCCATTCAGGCCCATTCAAGCTCGGGCTGCACCCTCGCAAAAACCCAGTCAAGGCCTAAAAAGCCATTCATAACCTGGAATTTCATTCATGCTGACCCTCTTACTATCTACTGTAGTACACCTCCAGACTCCAGTGGTGCGGGTCGGGTATTGCCCCCTGGGGTGGTATCGGACTGGAGCGTATTGCGTGCCGGCCAGCAGTAAAAGCCCCCCACTTGTTCAGAAGCGGGGGGCCTGTCCGTTGGGGTGGAGCACCTCGGGCAACTATTGCCGCGAGTAGTTCGGGCGGGGCTTGCCTTTATCGGTGCGGGGCTTGCGGGGTGAGCCTGGTGCCTTACGCGTGGTCGGCCTGGTGCGCTCGCTTCGCTCGCCCAAACCATGCGCGGATTTTTTGCACTTAATTTGAGCGAGCCAAGCCGGCTGGAGATCAGGCGGGCATGGTGCGCCGCCGTTCATACGTTGGCAGGTCTCCCAGTAGGCCACCAGATCCCAGAATTCGCGGAGACCCTCGCGGCCGTGCTGATGGTGCAATTTCACGAAATCACCCCAGTCTGATGGGGTGAGCGTGGCACGTTCTGCGCAGTAGCGAAGGTCTCTCAGCTGACGCTTTTCTAGTCTGATCTGTTCGCGCAGTAGCTCTCGGGCGTCTGCCGCTTGCTGCTTTAGCTCTCGCCTGGTGTTCCACTCGCCGCCGCTCATGAGGACACCTCAGCGGATGCAACGGCAAGAACAGCCTCGAGCCAATCAACGGCGAGCCGGTAGGTTGCCGTGTCCGTCTGCATTGGTGCGCGTTGAAATTGCGCGTAAGCGGCCACGGCCTGCGGGTCATTTAGGACCCGGTTAGCGTGTTCGGTTTGCATGGTTCCCTGCGGGTTGGGGTAACTGTGCAACAGTAGCAGCACGCGCAACCCTTGCCAATCGGCTCGCAAGGCGTGCTAGTGTGCAAGGGCACTACGGCACACCACGCCATGCAAACTCTCAGCACCCCAACCGCATCCCCGGCACTGCTGGCACGGATCGACCGGCTGACCGGATGCCAGGGCCACTGGGTCCTAATCCGAGACGGCGAACCCGAGACTGACTGCAGCCACCACTGGCACCAAGACCCGACCGATCACCTGCAGACCTGCCTCGCAGAACGCTGGCGCGGTGTCTCGCTGGGGTTCGTGCCGTCCTACTGCGGCTACAGCGACTACAGCAACACCGGCCTAGTGGGCCTGTCCAACTACCGCGTGCTCACCGATCCCGCCAGCACCCCGGACAAATTCGGCGGCATCCTAGAAATCGGCTACGGGTGGAATGGTCGCGGTGTGGTGCTGGATCTCCTGCGGGTTCCGGCTGACGTGATCGAAACGGTGGAAGCCTTGGAGTCCTATCCGTTGATCTCCGAAGACGACCATTCCGAACTGGAGTGGGAGGGTATCGGCAAGCTATGGGACGAGAGCGTAGCCGATCGGGTCCGCACCCTGCAGGGCCTGGATCTGTGCGTTTTCGCTGCGCGTCGTGATTCTGCACCGTGGGAGTTCGACGCGTTGCGGGAGTCGCTGACCGAGCAGCTGAACGCGTATCCGACCATGGTGGCTTGACAAGTTGCCGGATCCGGTTCTAATCTCCCACAGTAACCCCACCCTGAGGTAACCCCAATGGCCACCATCACGCGCAAGCAGTATCTGGCGCACAGTGCCGAACTGTTCAACGCTTACTTTCTGCAGTTCGCCGGCCCCGGCTACCGGTCTGCACTTTCTGGCAAGTTCGGGCCGGAGGAGCTCCTGGCCAGTACCGACCCGCACTTTAACGACATCCCCCTAGCACGCTGGGATGATGCAGCCCGGGCACTCTACCCTCGAGTCGATCACGCCAAGATCACCGCAGCGGGAGACTTCTACAGTCTCAGCACTGGGGTCTGTCTTGCTAAGGCTATGGCGCGTGAGCTGATTGCCTGCTACCGCTGAAACCCGCATCCTACCGATCGCACGGCCCGGCCACAGTGCCGGGCTTTTTGCTGGGCTAAGATTGAAGCAAACATGCGCGGATTGTAACTGTGACGGATCAACCGGAAGCTATCAACGAAGCGCCGGAAGATTCTCCGGAAGCTGTAGAGAAAAAGCCGCGACCCTATGGGAAGCGCAATCCAGATGCGGTGATCGAAGAGCGTAGGAAGCGGCTTTATCGGCGCCAGCTTACGGGTCTTCCTGTTCGCCAGCTGGTTCTAGACCATGCCGATCGTGAAGGCATCGGCGAAATTACGGCTTGGAGAGATTGGGATGCGGTCAAACAGTGGAACGAACAGGATTGGGCGAAGGATCGCGACACTATAGTTTCACGTCTTCAGGCGATGCGGATGCGAGCGATCGACGCGGCCATCCGGAAGGGCCAGATCGGCAGTGCCCAACTGCTGATGCGAGACCTCGGTGCAGTGGTCGGCGAGGTCAGCACCGAGACCCAGGCCGCCAACGCGCCAACGCTCCAGATCACGGTGGAGGACAAGCGGCAGGGCTGAGACCCATAGGACGCGTGAGACTCAATAGACTCAGCCGCCAACCCTCGCGGCTGGGTCTCCTATGCTGTATTGTGGGAGGGAACAACACCCCAGCCACACCATGGCCAACCTGATCCGCACCGCCTCGCTCACCGCCAAACTTGCCGCCATCTTCAGCGGCGGGCTGCTCACCGTCTTCGCTGTTAGCCTCACCGCTGAGAGCCAGCGTGTCTACGTAGCCTGCCTGGCCGAACATCAGTCGCCGGCCTATTGCCGACTGCTGATCAGCGGCCGCTGAGCCACATTACGAAATGTAAAAGGCGGGCCCTCTGCCGTAGGGCCCCCTCCCTCCCGCGCCTATTGTGGGAGAGAACAACACCCCAGCCACACCATGGCCACCACCACCACCTTCGCCCTCCTGCTGGCGGCGCTGCTCCTGCCGCTCCTGCTCCTGCTCTGGGCCACCGAATCCCGGCCCCAGCGTGCCCGCCGCCTCCGCTCCTACGGCTGGAGCCAGCAACGCATCGCCGACCACCTCGGCTGCAGCCGCTCCACCGCGCGCCGCCTCCTGGCCTAGCGGGCTAGTACAACTGAACTACCGGGGGCAGGGTCCGGCGCTGCGGGGGGCTGGGCACGGCTCAGGGAACCTACTGATACATTCCAAATTCCTTCTTCTGTTACACACCTCCGGGTAGGGGTTCGATTCTCCATCTGCTGGAACATCCCGCCCCAAAAATATGCAACCTCTACCCTCTATTGCAGTAGGGTAGTCCGCATGAGTGATAACAACGTCAGTCTCCGCCACGCGCAGGGCGAAGTTTTCTCCAGCCGCACCCGATTCCGCGTGCTGGTTGCCGGCCGCCGCTTCGGCAAAAGCTACCTCTCCTGCGTCGAACTCCTGCGTGGAGCGATCGAACGCCCTGGCGAAACCTACTTCTACTGCGCCCCTAGCTACCGCATGGCTAAGGACATCGTCTGGAAGCTCCTCAAGCGCCTAGTCCCAAAAGCCTGGGTCAAAAGTAAGAACGAGACCGACCTAAAAATCGAGCTGGTGAACGGCAGCACGATCGAATTAAAGGGCACCGAAAACGCAATGGCCCTGCGGGGCCGAAGTTTGGCGGGCGTGGTGCTCGACGAAGCCGCCTTCATGGACAGCGAGGTCTGGTTCGAGGTGATCCGCCCCGCGTTAGCCGACAAACAAGGCTGGGCCCTCTTCATCTCCACCCCGGATGGAACGGCCAGCTGGTTTTACGACCTCTGGTGTTATTGCGAGGAAGGCGACCCGGACTGGGCCCGGTGGCAATTCACGACGATCGAGGGCGACAACGTCCCGGCCACCGAAATCGAAGCCGCCCGGGCCCAACTCGATGCTCGCACCTTCCGCCAAGAATTCGAGGCCAGCTTCGAGAATCTCAGCGGTCTCGTCGCCGTCTCATTTTCGGACGACAACATCGACAAAACAGTCCAAGACCTGCCAGTTCTCCCCCTTTTGCTGGGGGTGGACTTCAACATCGACCCAATGTCTGCCGTCTGCGCCGTAAAAAAGGGCGACGTCCTGTGGGTATTCGACGAAATCATCATGACGGGTGGCGCCACCACCTGGGACCTATGCGAAGAGGTCCAAACCCGCTACGGCGTGGAGCGTCGCATCATCGCCTGCCCCGACCCCACCGGCGGTGCCCGCAAAACCAGCGGCGTTGGCGCCACCGACCACAACATCCTGCGAAAATCCGGCTTCACGGTCTCCAGCCCCCGCTCCCCCTGGAAAATCCGCGACAAAATCACGTGCGTCAACACCGCCCTACTCGACGCGTCTGGAACCCGCCGCCTCTTCATCCACCCACGATGCAAGGAACTGATCAAATCGCTACGGACTTTGACCTACGCCCCCAACACAGGCCTCCCAAACAAAAACCTAGGCGTAGACCACGCCTTCGACGCCCTGGGCTACATGTGTCTACAGGTATTTAACCTGGCAAAACCAGAAAACATGGGCAAGACCAACTATCGTGTGTGGTAACTACTCGGCTAAAAGCCCATGCCCGGACATTACGGCGACATGAAGATGCCGAAAGGCGGTAAAGCTAAGCCGATGCCCGCCAAGGGCACCAAGAAAAAACCAGCCAAGAAAAAGTAATGGCCAAAAAACCCGGTTTGTACGCCAATATCGCTGCAAAACGCAAGCGAATTGCTGCCGGCAGCGGCGAAACCATGCGCAAGCCTGGGACGAAGGGCGCCCCCACTGCTGCCGCCTTCCAGGCATCCGCCAAAACCGCCAAAAAGCCCAAGAAAAAGTGACCCTCCACACCATCCACGGCCACCCAACCTTCATCGAAGTCGATGCCGAGACGGGTCGCACTGAAGTCACCTTTAATTTCCGCACGCCATCGGACGCCGCCCTCTTTGCCGGCTTCATGGGCAACATTTTCACTGGCGTAGAAGTCCTCGTTGACGTTGACGACGAAGTAGCAGAAGAAGAGGACGACGATTAAAGTAACCCCATGAGCATCCAACCCGGCCAGCACAATATCTCCATACAGCGACGGGCTGACTACGACTTATCGCTGCAATTCAAAGACAGCACTGGTGCTGCCATCAACCTTACCGGCTGGACCGTCTACGCGCAGGCGTGGAACGCAGGCCGCACCGTAAAGCACGCTGACTTCACGGTTACCTACACCAACCGCGCTACAGGCACCATCAGCATTGCATTAACCGATACACAAACTGCTGCATTTCCAGATGAAGCGTATTACGACGTGCTGCTAGAAGATTCCAGCGGATTACGCAACTACTACCTTGAGGGTATCGTGTACGTCTCCGAGGGTTATACAGCGCCATGACAACCGTAACCGTCAACGAAACTACCAACACAGTCGTTGTCACCACGCCAGGCCCTGCAGGCCCATCTGGTGCTGCTGCTCTAATGGTGCGCGGTCAAGCTAGCAAGATGGACAGCGCCACGATCGTGGTTAGCACCCAAGGCACATATGTAACCACTGGCTTAACCGCTACGCTTGATTCCAGTACAGCAAATGGCATGACCCTTGGAACGGTTAATGCCTTTGCGTTGAAAAATACAAGCGGGTCAACAAAACTGCTGCGGTTTTATGGCAGCATTGATGCAACAACAACAAGCGGCAACAACCAAGTTTTGGGCATCAAACTGGCATACAACGGCGTAGCCATTGACGCCACTGAATGCCGCGCATTTACCGGAAGCGGCGGCCAAGAAGCCAAGTTGGTAACTAGCTGGATGATTAGCGTCGCCAATAACGCTGAGGTATCGTTATTTATTGCTCACATTTCGGGTACCAGCAATATCACCTTTAGTCGCGGCAGGATTGTTGCCAGCGAGGTGTTCGCGTAGTGGCGATCGAATACCGTGGCGAGAAATTCTCGGGTTACAACCAACCCAAGCGCACCCCCAACCACCCGAAAAAATCCCACGCCGTCTTAGCCAAGGAAGGCTCGACGGTAAAACTTATCCGTTTCGGTCAGCAGGGCGTATCTGGCTCACCAGCACGAACAGGAGAATCGGCAGCAGACAAAGCCAGAAGGGCATCGTTCCGTGCTAGGCACGCGGCAAATATCGCCAAAGGTAAGATGTCCGCCGCCTGGTGGAGTTCAAAAGTTAAGTGGTAATGACCTCGATAGGTGCCAAAATAGGTACAAAGTAGGAGCCCAACCGTGGTTTACAGCGCCAACATCCCGCCGACTGGCGCTGTCGTCAGCGAATCCCCTTTCGTCCGCAGCTTGGACGTCATCGCCATGATGCCGGACTGGGGCGTAATGGCCGCCGTCACCCGTGGCACCAACTACATCCGCGACCTCGCCGAGACCTACCTACCACAGGAACCGCGCGAAGACCAGGACGCCTACACCACCCGGGTAGACCGCAGCGTCCTGAGCCCCTACACCAGCCGCCTAATCGAGACTGCCGCTGGTGCAATCCTGCGCAAGCCTATCCACATCGAAGGCGACCAGTATTGGCTGGACCTGGCCCAAAACATCGACGGCTTGGGCTCCAGCATTAACGAATACGCCCGCCGGGCACTGGTCAGCAGCCTGACTTACGGCCACAGCGCCATTTTGGTCGACTACCCGGCTGCCACTGGCGCATTGAATTTGGCGGAAGAGCGTGCCATGGGCCGCCGTCCCTACTTTGTCCACGTCGATGCCCCTCAAATCTGGGGCTGGCGCAAGGAATCTGGCACCAACCGCCTGCTGCAGGTTCGCATCCACGACTACGACGTCCGCCCCCTGAACGAATTCGGCGAAGAACAGGTCGAAGAAATGCGGGTGATCTACCCCGGCAAGTACGACCTCTACACGCTGGGCCAAGACGTCGTCGAGTTCACCGCAACCGGCGGCTACAGCCTGAACGAAATCCCCCTGGTGCCCATCTACAGCAACCGCCGGGGCCTGCTGATTTCCCAGCCACCCCTGCTGGACATTGCAAATCTAAATATCACCCACTACCAGCGACAAGCCGACCTAATCCACGCCCTCCACATCGCCGCCATGCCCACGCTGGTGCTAGAGGGCTGGGACGACACCACAGGGAGCGCAACGATGGGCGTGAACTACGCCATCGCCATGCAACCAGGCAACAAGGCGTACTACGTGCAGGCCGACGCTACCAGTTTCGACGCCCAAATGGCCGAACTGGAATCACTGGCATCCCAGATGTCCACGTTGGGCGTCACCAAACTCTTCGGCCAAAAGTTTGTCGCCGAATCCGCCGAGGCCAAACGCATCGACCAAGCCCAATCCAACTCGGTCCTCTCGATCATCAGCCAGGAACTGGAGTCCGCCCTCAACCAAGCCTTCGCCTTCGCCGCCGAGTATGTCGGCATGGAGCCCCCCGAGATCACGATTGACCGCGATTTCGACTACTACCGCCTAATCGGCCAAGACGTCTCCGTCCTGGCGCAACTCAACCAGATGGGCAAAATCAGCGACGCCATGCTGCTGGAAATCCTGCGTCGCGGCGAAATCCTGCCCGACAACGTCAACATCGAGCAGGAACTTCTAACAACTGCCGATACCGACATACTCGAAGAGACCTCACAAGTTGAAGACTCCGAAGTAAACGACGAGTCGGACCAGTAGCATTCTGTACTTCGTGCTATACAGGTACTAGACTGCAGCAAACACGTAGTCCTGCATCCCGGTGTCATGCCCGCTACCTCTTACTTAGGCTCAGACGGGTTTGAGCGGCAGGTATCTCCGGCCAGCCCTCTTCCAGTAAACATCGGCAGCGCCACGTTGAGCGTGACCGCCGACGGCGTCGAAATCAAGAACGACGCGGGCAACCCCATCCCGACAATCCAAGGGCTGGAGATTCCTGCACACGACTATATCGGCATGACCTACACTGGCAGTAACCTCACTGGCGTGGTGTACAAGGACGGCGGCTCTGGAGGCACCACGGTGGCCACGCTGACTTTGGCGTACGACGTCAACGACAACCTCACGTCCGTCACCAAGAGCTGAGCCATGGGATACAAATTCAACCCATTTACAGGCAACCTCGACACGGTAGACAGCCCTAACGGCGTCTTCGAGGAAATTGATGTCAACGGCGACATCACGCTTGACGACGGCGGCACCTACACCACGACGCTCCAAACGGTCACCCCGACCGCCAACCGCACCATCAGTTTCCCGGATGCCACTGGCACCGTCGGATTAGTTGCAGGCTCTAGTGGGCAACTGGTCTACAACAGCGCTGGGGCGTACGCAGGCGTGCCTAGCAGCGTCATTGGCGCTACTGGTGACGTGACGCTGGCCCTTAACGGAGCAGCCAGCACCCCACCGTTGGACGTCACCGGCACTTGGTTCACGGGTGGTACGTCCACCACCACCAAGCCTCAGGTACTGATTGAGCCAGCAGGGACGACTTCGACTGCTTGGTCCACCAGCGGCACGGGCCTTGGGGTGAATGCGGCGAGTGGGTTTGCCGGAAACCTGCTGGATTTACAGGTTAATGGGACTAGGCAGGCAAATCTGACTCCCAGCGGAACCCTGCGGCTAGGTGGAGTCACTAGCAACTTGATCTATGGTTTTAGTAGTGGCTCTATTGCGGACACAATTGCAAATAGAAACCTAGCATTTAACGGCACAAATCTAACACTGAGAAGCACTATTCCAGTGAACTGGGCAGATGGTGATCCTGCTGCTGTTGCCGCAGACATCGGCCTTGTTCGTTCTGCTGCTGGCGTTGTCAAAGTCACTAACGGCTCAACCGGTGACGGCACAATCTCTGGTCAACTTCGCGCTGTAGGTACTGCCCCAGCCGCCACTGGCTCAACCGGCACCGCTGGCGACATCCGCTACGACGCCGACTACATCTACATCTGCACCGCTACCAACACCTGGAAGCGGGCAGCCATCGCTACTTGGTAACCATCATGGACTTCACAATCACAATCGACGACACGCTCGTCCCCGGCATCATTGCTACCGCCAATCTTGAGGGCAAAGACCCTGAGGACGTGGTTGCTGAGTACGCCGAATCCGTTTCCCGTAAGGCGTGCCAAGACCTCAAGGTGGGACCGTACTACACCGGCCCCATCCCGCCACAGTTCAATGCTGATGGGACGCCCTATATCGGGACTCCAGTAGAAGACAACGACACTAATCCGCCGGTGGTTGAGGAGGAAGTATGACGCTGATCGTGCGGCCTGGGTTTGAATGGTGGGACCCGTCGTTGATCACCACAGCGTTGTGGCTGGATGCCAATGATTCCGCCACCATCACCCAAAGCGGCGGGGCTATCACCACTTGGGCCGATAAGAGCGGCAACAACAGGAACGCCACTGCTGACGGCAACCCTACCTACAGCGCCACTGGTATGAGCACCAACAAGCCAGCGGTGCAGCTTGACGGCACAGGTGATGGCTTCGTGTCTTCTATCACTGGCATCGGCAGCTTCAATGCGCTTGATGTTTATATGGTGACGCAAACAACAGCAGCGGCAGCGGCTGATACAAACAGTGGTACTTTTTGGGGATATGGAAATGTAAGCTTGGCTGGCGGAATTTATCCGGCCTACAGAGCACTAGCCCTTTCTTCCTCAACTAGTGGTTTAAGTGGAGAGCTTATAACTTTATTGTTCGATAATGCTAGTTTTGATACTGGCCGCTTGGGCAGCAGTACATATGCACGTGCAGCAAATACAGCGCAAATACTAAATAGCAAAAACTCTACTTCTGGTACTTTACTATTTTCCAATGGGGCTGCTGTAACTCTTGGATTAACAAATCAAATCACAACTTCTACTAGCGCTGCTCCATCTAGCGTTGGCTATACAGTTGACAGCAATTTTTACATTGGAGCGACTAGGGCTAACGCAGCACTTTCCTACAGCCCAGCAATAAAATTTGCAGAGATAATCGTAAGTTCTACATTGCTAAGCACTCTTGACCGGCAAAAACTAGAAGGCTACCTAGCCCACAAATGGGGGCTTGCCGCCAACCTCCCCAGTGATCATCCTTATAAAACCAACGCACCTGCACCATGACCAACACCGAAACCTATAACTCTAATCACCTCGTGGAGGTAATGTCATGAGCCCGATTTATGTGCCGGGGAAGGTGGTGTTGCGTAAGACCTGGCAGCCGATGGACGCTCACGCGGCTGCCTACATCACCGCCGTGGAAACCGCAGATGGCCAAGCACTGGAGGAGAAGACCAAGATCGCCATTGATAACTTTGTGCTGGGGTGCAAGGCGGATGGGATCTGGAGTGCGATCAAGGCCAGTTGCATCTTGAGTGGGGCGCGGACACTGAGCGGGGCGCTGGTGCCGCTGGTTGGTACGGCGCCGACCAACTTCAACTTCGTTACCGCTGACTACAACCGCAAGACGGGGTTGGTGGGGAATGGGACCACAAAGTATCTGGATAGCGGCAGGTTAAGCAGCTCTGACCCGCAAGATAACGTTCATCTGAGCACTTATGTAACCACCGCAGCCAGTGCCGGAAACACCTTTTACATGGGCTCCGCTTCCACAACTGAGGGCGGCAGTGAGTTAATACTTGGACAAACTACAACACCAGTCTTCAGAGTGCGGTGCAGGAATGGTACACCTTTTGATGTGAGGGTGACAGGGGCTTTGGAAGGATTTTTTGGTGCTTCGCGATTATCTTCAGCCAATTTTACCGTAAGAGCAGGTTCGTCTAATGCAACAGCAACTAGTGTTTCTCTAAGTCTTACTACGGGGCTTCCACTTTATATTTATGGACGGTATCTGAACGGGGCGCTAGCTGCTCCTGTCAACGCCCGCCTCGCCTTCTACTCCATCGGCGAAAGCCTAAACCTCGCCCTCCTCGACGCCCGCGTAACTGATCTCATCAACGCCTTTGGAGCTGCTATCCCATGACCTACACAGTAGACACTGCCACTAATCACGCCTGGAGGATGGTGCCATGAGTTGGGTTATTACGCCTGCACAGAGGACAGATCCAGACGCTTTGGCCTATTTGGCCGAAGTCGAGCGGGCCGACGGCCAAGCACTGGAATCCGGCGTGCGGGATGCCGTGATTGCTTTCGTGACTGGCTGCAAGGCTGATGGGATCTGGCCTGCAATCAAAGCCTCCTGCATCCTTGCTGGTGCTCGCACTCGCATTGGCGCTCTTACGCCTTTGTCTGGGGTGGCACCTACAAGTTTCAACTTTGTTGATGCAGATTACAATCGAGAAACCGGATTAAAGGGCAACGCAAGCAATAAATATCTAAATAGCAACCGGGCCGACAATGCTGATCCGCTAAATAGCTTTCACATGTCAGGTTACATTACTACTACGGCGCTTGGCGGAGCAAATGAATTTTTAATGGGTGGCGTAAGCACTGGGTCAAATCTGGGCAGTTTTATTTTTAATGGTACCGGCAACTTGCGAGTGACCCTTAGAGCAACTGGCACAGACACCTTCAACATTTCCGGGGCTGGAGGATCGACTGGATTTATTGGTGGGTCTAGAAGCGGGGCGTCAGCATCTGATTTTCGTGTTCAGCAAACTAATTACACCAGCAGTCAATCTTCTACTACGGCTGCCACACATAATAATTTCGTTTTTTGTCGATCAGTCAATGGCGCTCCTGGGTCTTTCACCAACGCCCGCCTAGCCTTCTACTCCATCGGTGAATCCCTAGACTTGACCCTGCTGGATGCCCGCGTCACCACACTAATCAACGCCTTCGCGGCAGCTATCCCGTAGAGCCCTCGTAGTGTCCCCGACTTGTCAGCGCCTTCTGTGCTATTAGTGGGGTGGGCCAGCGCAGCGTCAACTGCCTGGCCCGTGACCAGATCCACTACGAATGGACCCGATGACGCAAGCTTATGCGGCAGGCCCTGACCTGCCGACCCTTCACGACGCCTGGTGCTTGTTCCTGCAAGAGCGCAGTATCTCGCTCTCGCCTACCAGCCTTTGCACCGACTACGCCCAAGTGACCAAATGGCTGGGTCGCTGCCCAGTGCAAGACCTGAGGCAAGGCCGCCAAGTGCTGCTTTGGGTGCTAAGTCAGCAGCCGGTCAAAGCCGCTAGACGCGTCACCATGTTCGTGCGCTCCATGTACCGCTGGGCTGCAGCCGAGGATGTTGCCCTACTGGAGCGCAATCCGGTCGCCAATTTCAGGATGCCTAAGGCACCCCAAAAGGATCACGAAGTTACCGTCATCCCAAGGGACGAGATCCAGTTGGTGCTAATAGCACTTGAGTCCAAGCGTCACCACTCTGCAGTCAACTGGGCCAATTTTGCTGAGTTCATGCTCCAGACCGCCATGCGAACCGGCGAAGTCCGCGCTCTCAAGTGGACCGATCTGGACGGCGACCGCATCTTGGTGCATAGCAACTACACCCTGACTCATGGCTACAAACCAAGCACAAAAACAAATAAACAGCGCTGGGTGCCGCTTAATGCCAGAGCCAAGGAACTACTTGAGACACAATCCCGCAACAGCGATTACATCTTTCCGTGGAATCGCTACGCCTTCCAGAGTTTTTTCCGCAACCGGGTAGACGAGCTACATAATGCGGGCTTGGTAAAAGCCAGATACCGCCCCTACGACCTGCGCCATGTGGCAATCAGCCGCTGGCTAGAAGCTGGTATTCCAGTTGCCCAAGCTGCAAACTGGGCCGGCAACACGAGCGAAGTGATCTGGAAGCACTACGCAAACAACACCCAAGAGTACGAAGTCCCCGTGCTGTGAGTCTGCGCACAGTCATGTTGCTGCCGGGTGCTGTGCCAACAGTCCCGGCTTTTTTAACTGCTAAAGTACAAGGGTCTAAGTAGTACACCTGTGTCCGAAGAACAGCAAGCACCAGCGGTTCCCGTGGAACCCGTTGCTCCCCAGCCTGTGGCTGAAAGCTCCGACCTGGCCGCTCAACTGGAAGCCGTCAAGGCCAAAAACGCGGAACTCATCAGCGAACGCCGCAAGGACCGCGAAAACCGCGAGGCCCTACAAAAGCAACTTGACGCCATCAAACAGGCACAGGAGGAAGCCAAAACCACAAAACTTGCCGAATCGGGCGAGTACAAAACATTGTGGGAAGAGGCGCAGCAAACCGTTGCCGAGTTGAAGCAGCAGCTTTCCGCCAAGGAAAGCGAGGTGGATCAAATCCGGCAAGGTTTTACACAGGAGCAGCTGAAATCCGCAGCTATTGCCCAGCTGTCACAGGCGGGTGCATTGGCGCCGGATCAGCTGTATCGTTTACTTCAGGAACACCTTCGCGCTAAAGATGGACAGCCTGTGGCTGTTGTCGGCGGCGTCGAACTTCCGGTCGGCGAATACATCGCCAACCTGAAAAACCCTGGTAGTGGTTACGAACATCATTTCGCAGCTACTAACAGGTCCGGAATGGGTGTAACGGGCAGTGCCCGCGCCACCGCTCTCCCCGGACAAAACAACCCTTGGCTCAAGGACAGCTGGAACCTTACCCAGCAAATGATGATTCTTAGCCAAGACCCTGACAAGGCCCGCCTCCTCAAAGCAGAAGCCGGCGCCTAGCCCCTGTGGGGCACACCCCCAACCTTGACTCCACTGGAGCTACCCCATGTCTTCCTTTGCAGGTAACTACGGGTCCGGTTCGACTTTCCTGTCGAACCTCGTCACCCGTCCCGAATTCCTTCAGTACACCGCCGAGTCCATCTTCGAGCAATCGAAGTGGATCCAAAGCGGCATTGTGCAGCGCAACGCTGCTCTGGATGCCCGCGCTGGCGGCACCCGGGTGCGCGTGCCCTTCTTCGACCCCATCGCCCCGACTGAGACCCAGATCCTCAGCACCAACACCTGGGGCGGTGGTGGCGGCTATCTCGTTCCCCAGAACGTGACGGCCGACGAGCAGATCATGACCCTGCTCCACCGTGGCTTCGCCTACGCCGCCGACGACCTCAGCAAGCTGGGCTCCGGCGCTGACCCCCTGGCCCACGTCCGCAACCAGCTGACCGCTGCCATCAACAAGCTGAAGACCGCCACCCTGGCTGCTCAACTGCTTGGTCTGTTCGGCCCGATCGCTGGTACTGGCGTCCTCGGCCCCAACCAAGTGAACGCTTCGTTCGCTGGTGTCCCCGGTTCCATGACCGAGGCCAACTTCCTGAACGTTGCCAACATCGTGAAGGTGAAGGCCAAGCTCGGTGAGCGCGGCGACGAGCTGGATTCGATTGCAATGCACTCGAACGTGGCTTACTACCTGCAGCAGATCGGGATGCTGACCTTCAGCGCCTCCGCTCTGTCGTCTGGTACTGCCATCGTCTTCGGCGGCGGCGGCGTGGGCATTGCCCAAACCGAAGTGCCGTTCTTCGCCGGCCTCCGCGTGGTGATCGACGATCAGCTGACCTACCTGGCCGGCGGTACGGCTACCCATGTGGTGAAGTACCCGGTCTATCTGTTCAAGAGCGGCGTCGTTTCCGAGGGTATTCAGCAGGATCTCCGTCTTGCTGCCGACCGCAACATCCTGTCCATGCAGGACGTTCTGGCTGTGGACTACCACTACGGTTACCACATCACCGGCACCAAGTGGGCCGCCGCTGGCGACAACCCGACCAACGCCGACACGACCGGCAACCTGGCCGCCATCGCCTCCTGGAACCTGGTGTACTCCTCCACCAAGCAAGTGCCCGTGGCACGTCTGCTTGTAAACACACCCCTAGATGTTACTGCGTACTGATTTACGCCGTAGACAACAAAAAGGCCCCCGTAACTGGGGGCCTTTTCTTTTGCGTCTCAGAGACCCAGTCGGATCCTTTCTTGCACCTCGAACGTCTCCCCGGTGTTCATCGTCATCTTGTACGACTGCAGAAACAGCTGATTGATGACGTCGAAGCTCACCTGGAGCATCTCGTGAATTTCCTGGGTGGAGAGCCCCTCTTCATCACGCAGGCGCCGGATCTCGGCGGCCACCGTTTCCAGGCTTCGTACTTCTTTACCAGGCAGCGCGGAAGGCGGCTTGGCCACTACGCTGGTGTCAGCGTCCACTTGTTTGCGAGCAGGCATGAGCATGGTGCGTCTCTTCGTACTACAGGATAACCGCCGCACGTTCATTGACGTCCCCTACGGCCAACATGTAGAGGCCCAAGCCGACCTCGAAATGGCTGGCGCAGATGTCTACCACGCGGCTTTACTGAGTGCTCCGCCGAAATCAAGAAACTACCGAAGCACAGCTAGACTGAATCAAAGACTGTATTAGCCGTGCCAGCAACAATCGACGCGACTCTCGGAGGCACCTCTGCGAACTCGTACGTCACGCTGGCTGCTGCCAACACGTACTTCGAGACCGTCCCCGACTCGAGCACCTGGACCAACAAGACCGACGACCAGAAAAACCGCTCACTGATTTCCGCCACCCGCTGGATCGACGCACTGAGTTTCTACGGCGACCGCTGCACCGAAACCCAAGCGTTGAAGTGGCCGCGTGAGGAGTACACGGTCGACGGCATCGACCTCGCCTGCACGCTGATTCCCGACGGCATCAAGGTCGCCACGTACGAGCTGGCACGCGCCTTCGCCAACGACACCAGCGCCATCACCGGCACCAGCGGCACCACCGGCATCTACGACGAGGTCGAGCTCGGCGAACTCCGCGTCAAGTACAACAAAACTTCACAAACCAGTGGCGTCATTAACAATGTCTTCGACGTCTACCCTTGGCTCCAGACATACCTAGGCCCGTACTGCATGGGTGGCGCGTCTAACCACGCCGTCCGCCTGTACCGAGGTTGACATGAGCCGCGTCGACACAACCTTCGCCGCAATCCCCGGCCCCCTTCTGCAGGAGTGGGGCCAAGACATCACGTACATCAAAACCTCCACACCCCGCGTCTACAACCCCACCACTGGTGCAGTGAATGGCGCGGACGTCAGCGTAACCATCAAGGCCCTGATCGTACGTGTAAACCCCCGCGAATCCGAAGGTCTCTACCAAACCACCGACATCAAAGTGATTTTCGGCACCACCGAGCTTGGAACGTACTACCCCACCGAAGCCGACCGCATCCAATACACCCAAGACGGCATCACCCGCGAAGCCAAGATTCTCAACGTCACGACTTACCGTGGAGACAATCCGGTACTTCACACCATCATTGCGAGGCCCCAGTAATGGCCCGTAACGAACTTGGAAGACTTTTTCAAAACCTAGATCGTTTCGCCACCGCAGCTTTTAGTCGCGCTCCAGCTGCAGCTGCGGAAAAAGTTGTCGCAGACTTGCAAGAACTCGGTCCCGCTTGGACAGGACGTTTTTCTAACTCATGGCAAATAAGCAGCGAAAGTCGCGCGGTATCTGGGAACGGCCAAGAAGGTCGCCCCCAAAAAATAAGCGCACCGCTACTAACGGGTCGTGAACTCCTCTTTAAGCCTGTCGTTAAGTACACCATCTCGAATTTTGCCAGCGGTCCACAAGGTCCGTACGCACTTGTTGCAATGGATCTGCAAGAGGGAACTTTCATCAACCCTGGTACTGCTCCACTAAAACCCTTTGACAGGGGCACACGCACAAGCGGAATTCGGGGTCAGCTAAATATCGGAACTACCGGGTCAAACAGACGCACGGCCCCACTTGACTGGTTTACGACGTACACAAATGGCGGTCAAATTGATAAGACAGTTCGAGTAAGTTTTGACCAAGCACTGCGAGGTATTTTATGAATTACCAAGCCATTCGGGCAGCCGCCGAAAATCCATTGCTTAATGCCTTTGGCGCACTGGTTCCTGCGGTACCGGTTTATTTCGACAACATCACCGCTGTTCCGCCCAACACCACAACCGAGTATGTCCGAGTAAACATCACATTCGGGATTACCAACGAACCCACCCTCACCTCAAGTGTGGACAACGCCCGAGGTGCCATCATCATCCGCATTTTTACAGAGAAAGGCCGTGGTCCTGCCCGCAATCAAACCCTAGTAACAACCGCAGTAAACGTACTGGAAACCCTGAACAACACAGCCAAAACTACAACTGGCGTGTACTTCCGTGTTGGTGAAATCACGGGCCCGTCTTTTTCATCTACTGATGAAAGCCCGATGTTTGTGAGTAGGATTGAAGCTCCCTACACTGCAACGGTGCTTTCGTAGTTACTGTTGCGGATAGACGCTAACCTGTATTAAGCCGGGCAGTGCCCGCCCCGTAACCCTCTCCTGGTACGCCCTATGGCCACCACTGTCCTGTCCGGCACGTCCGGCGCCCTCTACTACAAACCCGCCGGTACTTCCGGCACGTTCGGTGAAGCCCAAGTCGATGCTGCCACCGACATCATCACCGTTCAGACCTACCTGAACTTCAAGGCAGGTGACCCCGTCAAGTTTTCCGTGGTGAACAGCCAAACCGGCGGCACCGGCACTGGCACCCTGCCCGCCGGCATCACCGGTGGCACCACCTACTACGTGCTCAGCTACACGGCTGCCACTGGTGCTCTTACCGTTTCTGCTACGGCAGGCGGCGTGATTCTGCCCATCACCGACGATGGCACGGCTGTCACTCCCAACGAGTTTGCAGTGAACTACGCCGACTTCGCCGTGGTGGGCCAAGTCCGCGACTGGAGCTTCGAGATCAGCCGTGCTGAAATCGACGTGACCACCATCGGCCAAACCCCCGGTCAGTACGTGCCCTTCCGCACCTACATCAGCGGCTTCGGCGATGGCACTGGCACCGCAACGGTGTACATGACCAACGAAGATGCGGCCCTCTCGAACCGCATGATCCAGGACGTGCTCCAGCGTCAGCAAGATGGCGCCGCCTTCAAGCTGTACACCGACCGCGTTTTCAGCGGCGGCACCCTGAGCGAAACCCTCAGCCGCTCGATCTCCTTCGACGCCGTGCTGACTTCCGCCAGCCTGAACATCAACCCTGACGATGCCCAATCGGTCACCGTCAACTTCCGTCCCGCCGGCACCCCCACCTTCGACTTCAGCCAATCCTGATCCACCCGGATCCGACAACGCAGACTGCCCCAGGAAACTGGGGCTTTTTGCTGTCTATTCCGTTACAGTAGAGCAATCAACAAGCACTTTGTATGCCTGTTCCCGTTCGCGCCATTGACCGCCTCCGTAAGGCCGCCAACCTGGAGCCCAGCAAAAAGTCCGTGGATCTGTCCGACGGCAGCGTGTTTGAGATGTGGGTCAGCCCGCTGACGATGGCCGAGCGCGAACGCGCCCAAAAGCAGGCCAAGTCCGACGACGCCAACGCCTTCGCCTTGCAACTGCTTATCACCAAGGCCCTCGACGAGTCTGGCGCCAAGCTGTTTAGCGCCGGCGAAATCGACGTGCTGAAAAACGAGGTGAAGGACAAGGACCTGCAGGCTTTGATGCTGGCGATCCTGACGGATGACACCGATGCCGAGGCAATGGACCCAAAATCCTGAGCGCCGAACTCCGTAAGGACAACTGGCTCATGCTCCAGTTTGGCGTCGCCAAGGAACTGGGCAAGAGTCTGACCGAAGTTCGGACCACCATGACCGCCGAAGAACTACTCGGCTGGAGCGCCTACTTCCAAATCCTGAACGAGGACCAGGAAAAGGAGATGGAAAAAGCCAAACGCCGCCGCTAACCCCGGCGGCTTCTTTCTGCCGTAAACTGAAGTACCAGATAGTAGCGGCGCCGTGGCTTACAGAGCCGACATCGAAATTGCCGTAAAGGGCGCACAAGAACTCAAGCGTTTAGGTGATCAGGTAAACGCAACAGGCAAACTTGTCGATGGACTGAATACTTACCTAGAAAATATCGGCGCAGGTGGTGTAGTTCGTAATATAAATAACTTAAGTGAAAGTGTAGGTAAAGCTGCTGCTGTTCTCAATGAAGCCGCACTAGGCACAAAAGAAGCAACTATCGCAGCTAAAAATTATGTTATAGCTACCAAAGACCTTAATGACGGGCTTAGGGAAAAACTGGCGTTGCTGAAGCAAGTAAACGAGGCCGAACGCCAACAGCGCCTTAGTGCCGCTGGTATCCGCGAAACAACCCAATACGGCGGCCCCATCGGCCCCGGACCCGCTTCACCCGTAGGATCTCTTGTAGGACAAAAATCTCCAGTAGAAGAAAGAATCCGTCGAACTATAGACGCAAGACAAGATGAACTCGCACTGCAACAAGCTCTACTTGCTTTAGAGGAAAAGTCTGCAGCTGCTGCAAATAAAGAACTACAAGCACGTGGAGAAATCGCACGTTTAACGGCTCAAGGTGTAAATGCGGCCTCTTTCCGCGCTGCCCAAAGTGGCACACAATTAGCACTACCTGCTTTCCAAGAGCGGGGTCTCCAGCTGTTAGATGATTCTGTAAAACTTAACGAAAGTAGCCTACGTCTAGAACGAGCCCTGAACGGCGAACGGCAACGCGGCGTACGTTTCCTAGAGAAACAAACAGCGGAAGAACGTAGGCAAGTAGAACTAGGTATTTTAGGCACGCGTACCGGCGCGCTCTCTGGAACTGCACGAGCCGCTGGTGCTGTTCCCGCAGGCGGTTTTCCTGTTTCAGGTGCCTTAGAGAGTCCCGGTTTCCGTAAAACCCGACAAAGCGTAGGCAAATTCGGCGAGAACCTTGCTCTAGGTGCAGGTTTTCCTCTCTTATTTGGCGGAGGAGCTGGTTCTGTTGCGGGATCCGTACTGGGTTCGTTCGTAGGTCCCGGTTTTGGCGGTCAAATCCTCGGTGGTGCTCTGGGGCAGATTCTGGATCAAGCTGTACAAAAGGCAGGCCAGCTGGGTACAGCCTTGCAGAAACTTGACCTTACTGCGCTAGAAGAAAGCGGGATTCGTGTTAACGCAAACCTTGAAAATCAAGTTCGCCTTTTACTGCAAACAGGACAACTCACAGCAGCGCAAGTTGCTCTACAACAGCAGGTAACAGCTACCACAGGAGCACTACCTGGCACCGTAGAAGGCGTTAGCGATGCTGTCAACGTACTCAGCGTTGCCTGGAGCGAGTTCACGGCCGCAACAAGCGTAGCGTTGGGTATCTTGGCCGCTCCTTTTGCGGCTGCGCTTGGAGCCGTACTGGCACTAGTTAATACGCTTGTTAAAGGATTTAACGTAGCCGTCAGTGCACTTGGAGCTGCAATTAAAGTAACGGGAGAGTGGATAGTAAGTCTTGTAGCAGGAGACAATACACTTAAAAGTATCAACGATAGCCTTAAAGCTAATAATGCTGAAATTGAAAAAGCCCGCAGTGCTTATCTTCCTATTCTGTCGTCGTTGAACGGAGAGGTGCTTCTCAATCGAGATTTGTTAAATCTCGAAGCGCAAAAAACAGCAGCACGTACAGCCGCAGATAAACAGCGCAACGTTTCGCTCGATTACCAGCAAAGTCTGCTACGTATTAACGCGGAGTACGACCAAAAGATCCGAGAAGAAAACGAAAAAACTAGCGCAGCAAATAAAGTTCAAGTTGAGGAAGCAGTTAGGTTACTGAATGTACGGCGTGCCCAGTCTATAGAAGAAGCAAAAATTGCTGCTTCTATAGCGCGTACACGCGTAGTCGAAGAAGAGCGTACACGCTTAGCCCGCGAAGCAGAGCGTGCTGCTAAAGAAGCTGAACGCGCTAACAAAGAAGCCGCTCGTGCAGCGCAAGATAGAGCTAATGCTCTGTCTCAGATAGAGAAAGAGTACTACAACGATCAACTAAAAATAATCGCTTTGAACGTTCAGCAAGTTGAACTACAGGACGGTAACATCGCTGCGATGCAGCGACAACTAGATTTAATGCCGTCAGTGGCACGCATTCGTTCAGAAATTTTAACAATCGAACGAGATACTGCGCTAGTGGAAGCACAGCGTACAGGAACAGTCGCCGAAGCGACGCGTCTGTACGAGCAGAGGTTGCGTTTGCTGCAGTCCGAGCTAAATACAGAGGCAGCCATAACAGAACAGAAAAAAGCCCAAGCGGAAATTGAAAAGTTTTATCAACAAATCGGTTTAAACACAAGCCCCTTTGGAGCCGGCTTTGGTGCTTTCCGCTTAGATATAAATCTAGATCCAAACGATACAACGCAGCAAAAACTGGATGAACTCAAAACACAGTTAAAAGATTTAACGGATCCCATAAACACGGCTATTTCCGGTGCGGCTGCTATTGGAGATGCTTTTAGTAATTCCTTTAAAGGTATTGTTAGCGGCAGTATGACCGCCCGAGAAGCCTTGGCCGGTTTCTTCCAATCCGTAGCCGATCAGTTTTTAGATATGGCAGCACAAATTATCGCTAAGTGGCTGCAAATGACTATACTAAATAGTATTCTAAAACTGTTTCCTGGCGGTAGTTCGTTTACTGGTGGTACTAACTACAGCAGCTACTTGGGGTCTTCGGCCTTCAACCCGGCTGCATTTAGCATGGGACCCTTGATGGCAAACGGTGGCGTTTTTGCTCAAAACGGCATTATGCCGTTTGCCAAGGGTGGCATTGTCAACGGCCCGACGCTGTTCCCCTTTGCCAATGGCACCGGCCTGATGGGTGAAGCTGGCCCCGAGGCGATTATGCCGCTCCAGCGTGGAGCTAACGGCAAACTGGGCGTACTGGCAAGTGGTGGCGGTGGTAACGTCAGCGTGGTGGTTAATGTCGATGCAAGCGGCAGTAATGTAGAAGGCGATGCTGAGGACAGCAAACAGCTCGGTCGCGTGATCGCTGCCGCCATCCAGCAAGAGCTGGTCAAACAGAAGCGCC